TGCCAGCATAAATTACAGAATCAAAAGTATATTCAGCAGGATTATTATTTACAGATATAACTTCAGTTAAAGCATTACCACCTAATGAGGCTCCAGTATGTAAAGTATCTCTTCCACCGTTTGTAGGAATCCCTCCCATCATAATAATAGATTTAGTGCCTGTTGGGATAGTTATTGATTGAGAAGAAGACGTACTTGTGGTTTCTGGTTGCACCCAAGAAGTTACTCCTAATATTTCTAAAGCAAAATAGAGTGAAGTCCTGCCGCCTACTACTCCACCAATACCATCACCATCATTAATTAAAGCTCCACCTTCTTCATAGAAACCAGCTAAACCACCATCGCCAGGTGTAGTGCTATTAGGATTAAACCCTGATGAACTAGAAGTACCAGCATTACCTGGAAGACCTAAATCACCACCAGCCCCGCCTGAACCAGCAATAATTAGATTGAGATTCCCCCCGACCGAGCCGCTGCCGCCTGCAGTTGCTGTACCATTGCTACCTGCAGTACCATTTCCATTAGATGTAGCATTTGATGCAACACCGCCTGCTCCACCTGTGCCGCTATTAACACCTGCGCCACCACCGCCGCCGCCACCGCCATTGGCAGTAGGGATTAAACTTTTATCTGAGAGTCCAACTGCAAGTGTACCACCACCCCCACCACCGCCGCCGCCATAAACAGAACCGTTGTTAGTAAATGTTGTAGCAAACTCTGCTTTAAACCCAGTACCACCATCCTCGCCATCTTCTCCATTATCAGTAGGAGATAAATAATCAGCGTCAGCGCCAGCACCACCATCACCACCACGACCTTTGATAGTACCGTTATTAATAATAGTAATTGTATCACCTTCTGCCCAAGAAGAACCAGTTTCTAAAGCAGGGTTACTTGTAGAGGTAGAACCTACAACTACACCAGAATTAATTGTAAGAGTTAAGTCTGTATTACCAGAGGAGTATGTACCACCTCTGTTAGATTGTATATTATAGTTATTTGTGTCACTTGAAATTGTAAGGTTAATTGTAACCCTAGCCGCTTCAAGTTTATGTGACGAGGCTATAATACCAAGCGTTGACATTTTAAGATTCCGCTAAGTCACCAACCAATAACCAAGTATCAGTTGCGATTTTAATACACGTTGCTGCTGAATATTGCGCTCTTAGTTTTAGTGTTGGTGTGCCGTTTACTGTAACACCACCAGCACCAGCAAAAGTTACTTGCCCTGCTCCTAGCTGAGCGAAGTCAATCTTCGTGCCGACAGGATAAGCTACAGATGAATTAGCAGGTATGGTTAAGGTAATAGCAGAGGCGTTGTTAAGCGTAACTAATTTAGACTGGTCGGTAAGAACGGTTGTGTAGGTTGTACCAGTCTGTGTATTGATTGCGACTTCAGATACTACATTACCAGTAACATCAATTCCTGTGGAGGTAGTGGCGAGTTTTTCGGCGTTGTCGTGGTATAGTGTGACTGCGCCGTTGTTTGAAAGGCTCATATACGACTCATTTGTGGTCGTTTTAAACTCAATATTTGCCCCTTTTATGATTAAGTTACCTACTCCCGAAGACTCATCAATGTAAGAATTTGACCCATCGTGGTAAAGTTGCAAGTCAAAACCATTTCCAAACCTAGCCCTGTCGCCGTCGCCAAACAACAGGTTGCCAGTCATTGTGTCGCCAGACTTAGAAACTTTATTACTAATGCTTGTAGCCATCGTAGCACTTAAGGTTGTGATACGGCTTCCCAAAGCAGAAGAAACATTTGCAATGCTTGTTGCCATTGTAGATGATACTGTATTAATTCTAGTCTGAAGATTAGCTGATGTAGCGGCGCTAGCTTTAGTTTCTGCAAGAACAGATACAGAGTTAATGCGTGTGTTAACAGAAGTAATAGCAAGAGTTCTATTATTAATGCTTGTTGCCATAGTAGCAGACAGAGTATTAATTCTAGTTTGTAAGCTTGCAGATGTTCCTGCACTAGCTTTAGTTTCTGCAAGAACAGATACAGAGTTAATTCTAGTCTGAAGATTAGCTGATGTAGCTGCACTAGCTTTTGTTTCGGCTAACACTGATACTGAATTAATTCTAGTTTCTAATGTAGCAGATGTTCCTACACTTGCTCCTGCAGTAATACCTGTAAGGTTACTACCATCACCATAATATGTTGTTGCAGACACAGCACCATCTATAAACACCCCAGTGTCTTGAGTAAAAAGTTTTGCGCTTCCGTTAAAATATAAACCAGAAGTACCACTAGTTCCAAAAGATGCCGCTGTAACGCCATCAAGTGACTCAATATAAATAGAACTGCCACCTTGTATTTTAAGAACACCTAAACCAATTTCTCGTATATAACTAGCATATGACTCACCCACACCACCAGTATACATTTCTAAATGAGGAGTAGAAGAAGTAGCTGTATCACCTAATTTAATTTTATTACCATATGGAAAAACTAAGTTACCATTTATTGTATCGCCAGATTTAGAAACTTTATTACTAATGCTGGTTGCCATAGTAGAGCTTACTGTAGCAATTCTAGTTTCTAAGTTTGCAGACGTAGCAGCGCTTGCCTTAGTTTCGGCTAATACAGATACAGAGTTAATTCTTGTATTAACAGAAGTAATTGCTGCGGTTCTATTAGCAATACTTGTAGCCAGCGTAGCACTTAAAGTTGTCACTCTATTATTAACAGATGTAATTGCAGCGGTTCTATTATTAATACTCGTAGCCATTGTAGCACTTAATGTTGCTATAGCAGAGTTGCTGTTGTTAATAGATGTTGCCATAGTAGCAGACAATGTATTAATTCTTGTCTGTAGATTAGCTGAAGTTGCTGCGCTTGCTTTTGTTTCTGCTAATACAGATACCGCATTAATTTTAGTTTGTAAATTAGCAGACGTTGCAGCACTTGCTTTTGTTTCTGCAAGAATAGAAACTGAATTTATTCGTGTATTAACTGATGTAATTGCTGCAGTTCTGTTAGCAATGCTTGTAGCCATAGTTGCACTAAGAGTAGCTAACTGTGCTGCCGTAGCCACGCCTGATGTAGAAATAACACGGCTTTCATTAATGTTAATACCTGTGCCTGCTGTGTAACTAATTGAAGAACTAAACTGTACAAAAGTAATTTCAGTAGTACCGAATGTAATTGTTCCAGGAGTATTACAGATATATGATTCACCTGCACCCGTATTGCCTTCTTCTACAAAAAAGTAAGAACCTTCATCCAATGAATTGGCATCAGCATCTCCAGATGTATCAGTATCAGAAGAACGAGTCAGTACCCAATTAGTAGATGCAGAGCCTACATTAGTAACTACATAAACACCATTTTGTGTCGCATCAGCTTGTTCATAAATAAGAACACGGTCATCAACAACCATGGTAATGCCATCAATAACAAGGGCTGCTTGTGTGCCTGCATTAGTAAGCGTAGCACCTACACCATCAGTACCGTTGTTATATGTAACAGTCAGTGCGCCAGGATTTTCTACACGAACAGATTCGTGGAAGTGAATGCCTGATGCAGTAAGATTGTCTACATACTGTTTAGTAGCAGCCTGTAAATCTAAAGTTGGGTCTGCATTAAGAGTTAACGCACCAGTAAGTGTACCACCAGATAAACGAAGATGATTGGCAATGCTTGTCGCCATGGTTGCAGATACTGTATTAATACGAGATTGAAGAGAAGCTGAAGTCCCTGCGCTTGCTACACCTACTACATTAATAGTAGCACTTGTTGTTGTTTCAGTAACAGTAACACCATTTTGAGTTAAAGCAATATTAGTTCCTGCTGCTATGTTAGCGCCTCCAGCAGACGAAACAAAAGTAAATACACTGTTACCATTTGTCTGCAGAACCTGTCCAGCTGTGCCATCAGTAATTCCTAATTCTGTTAAGCTTGTAGGAATTAACGCAGAAACTATACCAATTCTTGTTTCAAGATTAGCCGAAGTTGCAGCACTAGCTTTTGTTTCAGCCAAAGCAGATACAGAATTTATCCGACTGTTTACGGATGTAATAGCAGCATTACTATTATTAATACTTGTTGCCATTGTAGCGCTAAGCGTAGCAACGTTAGTATTAGTATTAGAAATACTTGTCGCCAATGTGGAACTTAAGTTAGTTACTCTGTTATTTACTGACGTAATTGTAGAGTTACTATTTGCAATACTTGTAGCCATTGTTGCTGATAACGAAGCAATAGCAGAGTTACTATTAGAAATAGACGTAGCCATTGCAGAGCTTACTGCGGCAATTCTAGTTTCAAGTGTAGCAGATGTGTTAACGCTGGCATATGTAGCGGCCTCAAGGACTGCAATAGCTGAAGAGTTAGCAGCTACGGATGTCTGAAGAATTGCAATAGCTGAAGAGTTAGCAGCTACGGATGTCTGAAGAATCGCAATAGCTGAGGCATTAACGCCAGTTACCAATGCTCGTACATTAGCTATAGAGGTAGCCATAGTAGACGATACAGACGCAATACGTGTATTTAGGGTACTTGATACCGAAGCAATGCTTGCTGCCATTGTAGAGCTTACTGTGGCAATCCTGGACTCTAGTGTTGTAGACAGCGCAGTAATTAATGAAGTGTTTGCCGCAATAGCAGTATTGCTGTTATTAATAGACGTAGCCATTGTAGCAGATAAAGCTGTAATAGCTGAGTTGCTATTTGCAATGCTTGTAGCTAAAGTTGAACTTAAAGTTGTTACTCTATTGTTAACTGATGTTATAGCTGAGTTACTGTTAGCAATGCTTGTAGCCATTGTGCTAGAAACATTAGCAATGCTTGTCTGTAGTGTAACATTAGTACTTGACAGGGTAGCCGAAACCGTGTTAATATGACTTTCCAAAGTCGATGAGGTAGAGGCAATACGAGACTCAAGAGTAGCTGATAGATTAGTAATAGCTGTATTACTATTATTAATACTAGTAGCCATCGTGCTGCTTACAGCTGCAATCCTAGTTTCTAACGTAGCTGATGTACCAGCACTAGCAAAAGCACCAGCAGATATAAAGCTATTGATAGAAGTAATAGCTGCTGAGTTAACAGCAATAGCTGAAGCATTAGCAGCAATAGAAGTGCTTAGTGTATTTATTTGATTGGCGTTGATTCCTACTTGAACATTAACTGCAGATACTGTAGTAGATACTGAATTAATATTGTTTTGTAGTTGCGTATCTGTTGCAGATAGTCCTGCTAATACAGTTAGCACTGATGCTTGAGCATTAAGAACAAATACAATGTTACTTGAAATGATTGCTTCTACAGAAGCTAAGGCACTGCTAGTGGCTACACCGTCACCATCTACTGTTATGTTTGTTGCATTAATATTTGTAGCACTAATTGTACCTGCACTAATATTAGCAGCATATAGATTACCAGTACGCAGACTGCTTACACTTACATCTTGAAAGGTAAGATTATTAGCTGTCAGTGTATCTGTTGTAATATTAGTGGCACTGATGTTTACTGCGCCAAGCTCACTTGTGTTAATCGTATTAGGTTGAAACGTACCCTGAACGGTCATGTTGCCGTTGACACTTACGTCACCAGTAAAGGCAGCGGCAGTCTGTGAAAGTTTTAAAGATGAGCTATTGCCTGCACCATCTTGTACCTTACGTAAATTGTTATCTAGCCCAGAGTTAGTGGTGCTGGTATCTACTGTAAGAATATCTTTATATGTGTTAGCAATTAGCTTGCCAGTTAAATCAGTCATTATACATTATTCCAACTTATCTCTACCAACTCCCACTGGTATATTGTGGTATATCTTTGCGTAGCCTTATCCCAAGTGATGCCTCTGTCAATGTTTGGGTCTGGCCTTGCGTTCATTACATACTGGCTGTTGTCTCTGAGGTTAGGCACTTTGTTTTGTGCATGGTTAACTCTGTCATAGCTACCATCCCAATCGGAGGGACAGACCCATAGGTTAAAGCTATTCTTGCGTAGTCTACTACGTGGATAAGCAAACCCACAAATATCGCATTCAGCCTGTACATTTTTTCCTTTAGCCATTTACTTTCCTATGGGTATGGCGGTAGCCAAGATGAAACAGGGACTGCCGATACTAATGATGGTACTTGTGGTCTTGGGTCTTTAACAAACCAATCTTCAGTTACCCTTGCAATTCTATTCTGTGGATGGTTCTTCTGGTCAAACTTGCCTTCGTAATCGGCTGAGCATACCATCATACCATAACTATTTTTCTTTAGGCTTTTAAGTTCGTATCTGAATCCACAGATGTCACAAAGACCTAATGCTTTAGTTGCTCCCATGTCACTACCTCAGACGAGGAAGAATGTACATGCTTGCCCGTTCTTTATCTTCTTCCTGCGCTCTTAACAATCTTTCTTCATACTCACCTTTAATCATTTGAATACGACCAGCATCAACACCAGGACGTTTCATTGACATGAAGTAAGCAGTACCTGCTGTAAGACAAGGATAGAACCTACGAGAGATGTCAGCAGTCTGTGAAGACTTAGACACATCTTGGAAATACTTTACAGTCTCAAACTTAATTGCATCTGTGCTATTCTCTGGAATCGGCCACAAATAAACCCTTGACTGGTCACGCTCTCTGCGTACAGCAAACTGAGTAGGACGACCTGTTTGTCCCTTACGTGGAACCTTCAGGTATTCTTCCATGCTAATACGTTCCAACTGTAAGTCAATGTCGTCACGATTTACTACAGCTTCAAGAACGTCAATGTTCTCATCGCTTAGCACATAAGACGTAACACTGGTTGTTACAGTAACAGTTGTAGTTCCAACAGTCCATAGCTGGATGCCACGGTTCTGCCAGTCTTGGAGAAGCAAGTTAATAGAGCGACGAGCAGACCTTGGCTCATTACCAAGCGTTGCTTCACCGCCAATCATTTCCATGGCTTCTTCAATTACTTCGTCAATATCCATTGAGAAGTTATATGTACCTGACGTTGCCATCTATGTTCTCCTTAGTATAATCTGTTATGTCCTGATTGGTTGCGACCAGTCTGCCTTTGAGCCATCTGACCTGCGCCTCTTGGACGCTTCGTGCCAGTAGACTTATTATTATTAGACCACCTACCTTTCGTACCAGGTTTGCTCACCTGCCGACTGGTCGCTGCTCTACTTATAGTCATTACCACTTAACCTTATCTGCCCAATACGCTGCTGACATTTTACCTTTAGCAATGTTCTTTGCATGACGAGCTTTAAATGATTTACGCTTTGCCTTCATACGTGCTGACTCACCTGCCTTTGGTTTGCCTGCGGTGCTTGCACCCTTCTCTCCAAAGCGGATAGTCTTAATCTTATCGCCTTCTTTAGCCACAACAATGTGAGACTTCTTTGGATGATTAGGTGTACGCCTTGGTTTGTTATAACCACTTACACCTGCACGTGCTAGTCTTGAATCTTTTTTCTTTTCTGCCATATCTTAGTATAACCTATTATGTGTTCCTATCAAACCACCTTTTGCTGCTCTACGATACTTAGCTGTTTTCTTAGCTATAGCTTTAGGCTGTTTAACAAATTGTTTTCCTTTTGCAGTTCCTCTTCTTTTCGCTGCCGTAGTCTTCGCATACTCTGACGATGAGAGTGCCTTCCTTGCTTTTTTTGGTAAGTACCTTTCGCCCGTAGCCTTCTTGCCCTGTGTGCTTGGCTTACCACTTTTGGTTCCCCATTCTTCTTTTGTCCATTTGCTTAATGACTTTTGTTTCTTTCCTTTACCACCTTTGTAACCACCGCCTGCTTTTTCATAAGCTTGTGCAGCTAACTGAGCTTTACGTGCAGACCACTGACCAGCCTTACCGCCCTTGGTTCCTGCTTTAATACGAGCAACAATACGCTTACGTAGTTCTGGTTTTGTATAGTTACTCATTTCTTTTTATTTCTTGTTTCTTTTAAAAGTTCGGTCAAACAACAAGGCTAAAAGCATAGCACCCAACCCCGTTACTAAATGTTCTATTGGAAAATGATTTGCATGTATAAGTGAATCTGCAAACATTGTAAATACACCTGTTAAAAATATACCTAACCACTTGTTACTCCATGGAAGAAAACTTGCAACAAGCATTGCAAGACCTGTTAGGATTCCTACTTTGCTTGCGGTAATTGCATGTCCTATAGTAAGCGCTGATAAGTCTGCTTGAACCATACAAACCATACATGCTGTCCACGCTTCACCAAATTTTTCACCCACTATTTTAAATTTTTTAATCATATTATTTTCTACCCATGCCCCCACGGTTATCTTCAAGTTGTTTATTAATTTCTTTCATATCCTCTAAATGCTGTCGTTCCTGTTCTTCTAACATTTTTGAATATGCAACTCCTTGTTCATAAGTACCTCGTGTACCAGTAATTTCACTACCGCCTGCTGGTGGGCTTTTTGGTACTGTATGAATGCGGCTTCCTCTAAACTTAATATTTTTTTCTGCCATTTTTTTTAGCCTTTCCTTCTTCTTTATACATCTTCTTAAGGTTGTCTTTAAATGAAC